TGCTTCGCTCTCACCCCTGGAATGCGGCGGTCACCCGTGCGGCTCTGGCTGCCAGTGTCACCGCTCCAGCCTGGGGGTATGCCAAGAAGTTTGCCCTCCCCGCTGACTGTTTGAGAGTCTTGGACATCGAAGACTTTTACCAGGACTACAAAGTGGAAGGCCGCTTTGTGTTTACCGATGCAACAGCGGTCAACCTTCTCTACATTGCCAAGGTCACCGACCCCACCCAGTTTGACAGCTTACTACTGCACGCCATCGCCATGAAGCTCGGCAGTGAGATCGCCGAAGCGCTCACAGGCCGTGCGGAGCTGCGTGACCGAATGCTTTCAAAGTATTTACAGATTCTAGCGGAAGCGCGTGGCGTAGACAGCCAGGAGCGCTCCCAGGCAGGCGAGTTCATTGCGGACGGATTCATTAACGCCAGGTTGGTAGGCAGCACCTACCGCCGAGCAGTACCGGCTCCATAATGCGGATTCAGGCCCTTCAATCCAGCTTTGCCGACGGGCAGATTAGCCCGCGTATGCAGGGCATGGTTGAACTGGAGTCCTACAAGTCCAGCCTCGCCAAGCTGGAAAACATGATTGTGCTGCCGCAGGGCAGCCTAACCCGCCGACCTGGAACCTTCTTTGCGGCCCGTACCAAAAACAATGGGGCGGCAAGACTGATACCCTTCAGTCGCGGTCAAGGGACCAGCCTGATCTTAGAGTTTGGCAACCTATACATCCGCTTCTTTGCCAATGACGGCCCTGTCCGCACCGATGACATTGCAGGCACCTATATCCAAAGTGGCACTACCGTAACCGTCACCGAAACCGGACACAGTCGCAGCATGGATGATGAGGTCTACCTCGACTTCACTTCAGGCGATGGCGTTGACGGGTTCTACACAATCACAGGCACTGCTGGGAATGACTTCACCGTCACCAGCACCACATCACAGACTACCAGCGGCAACGTAAACATCAGCCAAAGGTACGAAGTCACAACGAACTACACGGCTGCCCAGGTAGATGAGCTGAGTTTCACACAGAGCGCAGACGTTCTGTTCCTAGCCCATCCCAGTCACCCGCCAGCCCGCCTGGAGCGTTTCGACACCAACCTCTGGACCTTAACGAATCTACTGCCGTCTGTAGTGAGCGGAACCTACACGACCCCTACCGTAGTCTTTACAGATGGGCCGTTCCTGGCGACCAACACCACGACCACCACGATGACGGTAGCGCTGGCTACTGGTGGTGGCGGTGCTACCTGGACCACCGTTTTTACCAATGGCTCACTCAGCCTTGAAGAGGTCGGCACCGTCAGCCCAAGCAATGTCGATGTCACCACCAACACCTTTACGCTAGCGAATCACCCGCTGGTGAATGGCATGAAGGTGCAGTTTGCGGCAATCCCTAGTGGATTTACTAGCACCCCTACGCTATCGGCAACCACCGATTACTTTGTGGTTAGCGCCACACAAAACACCTTCAAGGTAGCGACCACCGCAGGCGGTACACCCGTAGATATTACGGCAGCACCCACCTCCGATGATATGACGGTCAGCAAATCCTTTGTAGACAAAGATGTCTATGTGCGGGTTACGGCCAGTTCGGAGAGTGGTATCAACGATGGCGATGGTTTCAAAAGCACAGACCGAGGGCGCTACCTACGGCTGAACTCTGAGATCGCGCCCCAAATCAAATGGGGGTACGGCGAAATCATCGAACTCCTTGGAGGCACCTCTACCACGGTTGTGCTGGTCAAACTCAAGAAAGCCATCGCAGGCGTAGGCGCTACTACAGAATGGCAGCTAGGTAGTTTCAGCGAAACGACAGGCTACCCGCGTACCGTACAGATTTATCAGCAGCGCCTGGTCTATGCGGGCACCAGCGAAGAGCCCCAGACTCTGTTCTTTAGCCGCACTGGTGACTTCTTTAACTTTGCCGCTACCGAACCGCTAGGGCGCTCTACCGGCCAGTTCGACAGCGCAGGGCGCAGCATTATTGGTGAGCAAATCTATGAAGACAATGCGCTCAGTCTCACCATCAGCTCAGACACTGTGGATCAGATCGAATGGCTGAACGAAGACCGGCGTCTAACGATTGGCACCAGCGGTGGCGTATTCCAGTGCTACGGGACCGATGATGATCTAACGCTGACCCCTTTCAATTTTACGATCAGCAAAGTAAGCGCCTGGGCCTGTGACTCCACAGCCTTGCCCGCCAAGGTAGGCAACAACCTATTATATGTACAGACCAATGGGCGGAAACTGCGGGAGCTGGCCTTCGACAAACTCCAAGACCAGTACAGTGCGGCAGACCTGACGCTTCGCAGTGAAGACATCTCCGAAACCGGCATCATCGCCACCGCTTACCAAGATCAGCCCTACAGCGTGCTGTGGTGCTTGCGGAACGATGGCAGGCTAGCGGGTCTGACCTATGTGGATCTGTTACAGATGCGGGCCTGGCACCGCCACACCATTGGCGGAAGCCACAGTGATGCGACCTATGGATCACAGGCAAAGGTGGAAAGCATTGCAGTCATTCCAAGAGGCACACACGACCAGCTCTGGATGATTGTAAAGCGCGACATCGACGGGGGCGTGAAGCGCTACATCGAATTCATGGAACGCTATTTTGTTGCCAGCGAGGTCGTGCCAAGTGACGCCCACTTTGTAGACAGTGGCCTGGAAGAGCCACCCAGCCGTACCAGCGCATCCACCAGCGTATTGGGGTTGGATCACCTAGAAGGCGAAAGCGTAGCCATCTTAGCCGATGCTGCAGTCCAGCCCAACCGCACGGTCAGTTCTGGAGCGATTACCCTACAGACCGCAGCGACTAATTTCCGCATAGGATTTGGTTACAACAGCGACATTGAAACCCTACCAATGGTAGCCGCCACCTCACAAGGCACCAGCGTGGGCAACCGCAAGCGCATCCACCGTTTTACCGTGCGCCTGCTGGAGTCACTGAGCTTTAAGTTTGGCACAAACGCCAATGACCTAGACGCGGCCACGATCGCCTATTTGGAGAGCCTTGGGCTGAACTTTGGCGTCAACATATCAGACCTGACCGAAGCGGTCTTTAGAACGGCCAGCGACAATATCGGCAGCGCCTTGGCTTTTTTTACCGGTGAGAAGACGTACCAGGTTGGCGATCAGTTCAACACGATTACCCAGTTATTTTTGCGACAGGACCAACCGTACCCGTTTTCTGTCACTTTACTAGCAATTGATTACCAGACCAACGAATGAGTGCATTAGCCGCTTTTGCAGCAATTACCGCAATCAGCACGGGCCTGAAGATGTATGGGCAGGCCCAACAGAACGCTTCGCAGGTGCGGGCCATGAAAGCGCAGGCTGGGGCGTACCGGGCGAGTGCTGCAGAGAATCTAGCCTTCGCTAGAGAGCAGGCCAGCCTCTACATGCGCACCGGCGCTGAAAACGCCAGAGCGATTGAGTTTCGTGGGGCGGAGATGTTGATGCAGGAAGAGATCGCCGGCCAGCGACGCATCAGCGGTATCCGCGCACGGGCTGGTAGCTCTGGCGCTTCCGTCAATGTTGGTACACCGGCAAACGTACAGATCGCTCAAGCCTTTGCGAATGACTACAACCAGCGAATGATTGATTACAACACGCGCTATGAGGCCGCCCGTACCCGCCTGGAAGCCAAGCAGAGAGCGACAATGGAACTAAGGCGCGGACAGTTGGCCTACAACAACCTGATGCGTCAGGCGCAGCTTTCGGATCAAGGCGCAGGCGAATTGGCAGGCTCCAGAGACATGATGCTGTTCAGTACCTTACTCGGTGGGGCTGCCGACTTTGGTGGCACTTACTACCGTTTCAGTCAGCTTGATCCACAACCGACTACCACGGCGCCCTAATGGCTAGGCTTCCTTTCCAGCAGGCCACGGTCCTGCCCCAACAGAATCGCCTACAAGCCCCTAGTGTGCCGAATGCCCCTGGGCCGATGCCTACACAGGTGCCCGGAGCAAATGCCCGCTACCAGGCGCTACAGAGC